TGCGCGTTGCACCACCAATGCTTCGCGCGATCACCTATCTACAAACAACGATACATGACATGTCTATTCACGGTAGTGGCTGGAACTCCTTTCCCAAAAAATTCTCTCGGCGACGATGGTACCGAAAATCAAAAGCTGACCGGAAAGCCTGACAAGATCGTTTTGCCCTGCATTCACACGCTGATATGCTGCTGCTGCATTCACGTCGGACCAATGACCGAAATGAATGCGCGACCAAAGCGAATGACCAAACCAAAGCGAATGACTAAAGGGGAGTGGCGACAATGGCACACATCGCGCGACGGATAGCATGCAACGCGATTGACGCAATGCTGCGACGGATTGAGGCAGCTGGTTATCTCTTCGATGCGCCGTATTACGACGGCTCGGGAATGCTGTATTGCCAGATGCAATGGGAAGACGAATACATTCCCTGGTAATGCCACGTCAGGAAAAACTCAGCAAAGCAAAGCACACGCAAACAATGGCAACGCTACGAAACGAGGTCACAGACGTGAGCACCATTCGCGAAGTGCTATTCAAGGTCGAGCTTGACGAATTCAACAACGAAGAATGCAGCATTGACAGTTACGTGCTGTTCGCTGCGACCTCATTCGATCGCGCATTGCAGTGGGCGCGCGACAAGTTCGGACCCGAATCCTTGGCTGTCTGTGTGGTGGGCTACGCCGACAGCGACCATTTCGGTTTCACCGGGGCGTGGTGTGGTGACATTCCGCCGTGCCTCGTGTGGCGTCGTGTCTATCGGCTCAGCGATGCCGAATGCATGGCGGAGAATGAGACAGAGGCGGAGATGCGTCGCGCGAATGATCTCGCCGAATGGCAAGACGAGTGCGCCGCAGCTGCGTCCTGGGTTGACTGATTCGTGAATGGCGTTCATCGCGCGCGGATGGAACGTTGCGCGGTGAATGTCATTGACGGGTCAGACAATGGCTCGCCAGTCCACAACCAACGGAATGAGGTCAACAGAATGCGTTCAACCGTCAAGCTCGCCGAAACCCTAGTCATTCACCCCACCGTTCCCGTTCCGACGCATTGCGGCGTGTGCATGCTCTGGAATGGCATGGACGACAAGCCGATAATGCGCACGGCGACCCGCTTTGCGCAGTGGGAAGACAGCTGCGGTCCCGACAATTACATTGGGGTGTGCGACGACTGTCGAATGAGTGGTTTCGAATACATCGGGACGCTTGAGGAATTCAAAGCGGCGCAGCTACGCGCAATGGGTCTCGCCGAATACGAGGTCTACGGCAAAGGCGGCTTGACGTCGCCATGGTTCAAGTGTTCTTCGCGCATTGACGCTCAGGCTCGCATTCGCTACATGATTCGCAACGGGATAAGCGTCAACGCTATCTATCAGCGCAGCGTGAACAATGGTCGCCTGCGCAAGCTCAACCGGGATGAGCAGGCGCGCATTGTCATCGAAGCAATGGAGAGCTGAGCAATGAGCCTGATCGACATTCACTTTCCCACTGGCAACCCGCTCACATTCCGCACGTGGGAACAAGACGGCACAAAGCGCGCGTTCATGGTTGCCGTTGAGAACTACCGCGACGGTGTAGACATTCGTCACAGTGCGAGCGAGGTCGAACCGAAGTGGTTCGCTATCTCCATTGAGCAACTGGCGCGAATGGTTAGCGAGCTAGACGTGATCGAAGTGTATTGCTACTTCGACAATGCACTAGCAACCGTGCGACGTGTTCAGCAAACGCACGCCGCGAATGACCGATACGCGCAATACATTCCGCGCTGGGAATCGGCATTGCAGTTCATTGAGAACTACCTCGCCTGATGAATGCAATGCACGTTGGTTCCGGGTGGACTAACGTGCATTGCGTTGATCGTGCGAGAATGGCTCAAGCGACAATCACAAAGGGATTGGGAATCATGGCAGCAATCGAAGATTTCAATAAGGCGCAGCAGGCATGGCGCAATGCAATCAATTCGCGTGCAACCCAGAACGACAAAGAGCTCTTGCATATCCTGGAAGACGAATTTCACCAGAAAGCGCTGGCGCTTATTCTGGATTCCAGCAATGACCCATTCATCAAGGGCATTGCTGCATACGCACTCGACACATTGAAGTTCGAATACGAGCGGTATTGCGCCTGATGAATGTGAATGCGTGGCATTACGTCGCGCATTCGCGTTGATCGTGCGAAATCCGTCGATCATTCCAACAATCCACGAAAGGAATCGGACATGTCAAAGCTCAGTGTCGCGGAACTGATTGGCGAGACTCCCGAAATGCTCAAGCTCTGTGGACGCATTCTCATCCTAGAGAGCGAGCGGGAGAGCATGACCGCAAAGCAGTACCGGACGCACCTGCGCTCTCTCCGCCACCACATGCGCCTGATGCAGAGCATGACGGGCGTGGAGCTGTGAGCCGTGCTCAGCGCGCATTCGCGGACTGGTATGCGGACCGCGCGCCGGACACGCCTAACACGTGGTGGAACAATGACCACGAATGCGACGTTACATGCGACTGCGGGATTGAGGCAATCGCAACGGCAATGGCGAACGACTCCATTGTCATTGACGAGTCGGACAACGTCGCATGAATGACCGCATCATCACACACACGAAGTATGCCGTTGTCGCGCGCGCAATGGGATACACAGTGCGCGGACTGATCGAGCTTTGCGAGCAAAGCTATGTCAATCCCGCCGTGTGGACCACCATCGGGCTGACTCGCAATGGCGTTGCCATTGAGGGTCAACTCGGGAACGAGGGATTCAACAAGCGGCAATGGCGTGTCGCTGCATTGTGGGACCCGATCGAGAAGCGCTATGTCTTCAGCGTCGGACCGAATGCATTCGGACTGTCCGACAATGCGCGTGAGGCGGAGCGCATTCGCCGCGAGGTGGTAGACGCCATTGTCACGGCCTATCAGCGCAACAGGAATGCGGAGACACGGAGTATCATTCGCGCCGTGACCCGTGAGGAGTCAGCGAAAGCGCAGGTCACGGAAGCTGTGAGCGAGCCTGAGACCATGATCATCTGGCCGGTCGCTCCGAGAGACCCGAGAGGTATTTGATCTTGTTAGCGTGGCGCTCAGGGCAGGTCACGGGGCATGTCTGATCCGACCGGCCGAACCCTGAGCGCTGCGGTGACCATGATCAACGGCAATGGCTCGCCATTCCTCCGCGCGTGAGTGGAAAACGTGCACGTCACAGACTCATTCGCGACACGACAGACAGGAGTTGTATTCGCTTGGCAGCAATGCTAGGCTCGCGTACGCACCACCAACGACCGAAGCAAGATCACCATCACGAAAGGGTAGGACAAGACAATGGCTAGTCGCTTCAGCAAGCGCACTCAGGAGAACGACGACAACGTGACGGCCGTCCCGGCAATCGACCCGGACGAAGTTCTGTTGCCGGGCGAGGGTCCCGCTGAGAGCGCGGAGGAAAGCGACAACGCTTGGACGGATGCGGCTGCCGCATTCTCCGAGACGGCGTCCGGCAATGACTCGGCTGAGAATGCCCCGGCCGAGAATGACAACACTCCGCAGGAGGAAAGCGAAATGACCGACACCGTGACCGAAACCATTCCGGCGCAGTCGCTGACGGAACGTCTGGAGAATGACGGTTACAAGGTGACCGATGCCGCTGCGACATTGCTCGCGGAAGCAGAGGCGAACACCGTTACCATGCTGGACATTGAGTCTTTGCCGAAGGATGCAAAGATTCTCAAGATGCAGCTTTCCATTCTGGAGGAGTTCGCGGAGGAATACTCCGCGCTCCGTAAGGAGTTGAAGGATGGCACTTCTGGCAAGGACGAGAAGGTTGCCGAATTCCTCGCGGAGAATGACGTCATTCTCGCCCCGGTCACGGACGAGAATGGCGAGCCGACCGGCGAGAGCGTCGACCTGAAGAATGCGCTCGCGGAAGCGCAGGAGGCTCGCGAGAAGGCTATCGCGGCTGCGAATGCCGCAGAGGCCGCTCTCATGGCGCACATCGAGAGCGAGCTTTCCAAGATGCCCGGCGGCGTCATGTCCGAAGAGGACATCAAGGCAAAGACCGAAGAGATCAAGCTCAAGTACGCGGAATACGTCGGTCAGCACAAGGCGGCAAAGGACTATCTCGACAACTACCGCCAGCACAAGAATGCCGACGTGGGCGAGATTCACCAGTACGTCACGCACATTGACCGGCCGTCCGGTCGTGCGACCACTTCCGGGAGTGGCACGCGCAATGCTCCCGGTGAGGGTGCTGGTCGTTCCGTCCACGTGAGTGGCGCATTCTTCAGCCGTGACAATGGCGCGACGTGGGAGCACGCGACGCAGGAGAAGACGAATGCCAAGGGCGAGAAGATCACTCTCTCCAACCCTCAGGCTCTCGCCGTGGCTCTCGGTGCGGCATTCTCCACCACGGTGACAAAGGAAGAGATCGTGGACGCGTGGTATGCCGCGAGCGACCAGACTCGCGAGACTGCCACCAAGGCGAACATGCCGAACGAGAAGGTTTTCCCGCTGACGTTCAAGAACGGTGACGGGAATGACGTCACCACCACGGTCAAGATCCAGAAGCGGCAGTAATGCCAGGCGGGAATGCCCGCTGAGAATGACTCAAACGCAAAGCCCCCGGCCGAAATGGTCGGGGGCTTTTTGGCATTGACAGACAAGCTCTGTCGGCAGCGCGATTTGATCTTCCCCTTCACTTCGCGCTGAGTGGAATAAATGTGCGCGCGAAAGGACACCAGGGCAATGCGGATCTCACGAATGGCGTTCGTCCAGCACGACCCGCAAAGCGGAATGGCTCAAGTCCTCTATTTACTGAGGTCTGGGCACGATCTTGAGCTTGAATGTCACATACAAAATCGAAAGGGTCAGGTGTCTGGCGAACCATTGCGGCTCGCATTCACGCTTGATGACAAGCTCGCGAACCAGCTCGATAGACACAAGCGCAACAGTGTTGAAAGCTATGACGCCTGGCGTAAGGTCATTGCGTCATGCCTCAACTTGAACATTCTTTTCGGGGGTAGCCTGCCCGAGAATCCGCGATTGATTGGCGTCGCAGCCATCGCCGAATTCGGCGAACCACTCTGGCAGCATGACGAAGAACTATTCCCTGCCAATCATAAAATGAGGCAAGCCATTCACGTTCACGTAAGGGGGTGACGCAATGTCCATTCATGAGATCACTCCACAGTTTGGTACGCCGTCGCCGAAACTGGCAATCGATCCGGCCATTCTCGAAGCAGGGCTGAAGTATCTGCTCAATGAGATCTTGGTCGGCCGGAACATTGTCGTTGACGTCAATGTCCGCGACACGGCCTCATTCCAGAACGAATGGCGCATCTGCATTCCTCCGCATGAGCGTGAAGTCTATCGCGCCATAAGCAACATTCTCAGGTACAAGGACGCTGTCTATTCCGCGCACGTAAAGCGCGGGAACATGCGCCCTCGCGAATACGTCGTAAACGTCTGGTGCCGCTCGAACGGCGAGAATGGCATTGTCGGCAGCTTCGACTAGGAATGGCTGAAACGTCATTCTGTGCAACTTTAGCAAGATCATTTGCGCTTGCAACTTTTGCACAGTGACCCCCCGTTTCCCTTAAGGGAAACGGGGGGTGTGAGAATGTGGTATCAACTAACGGGTTTAGTTGTTACCTTGTTTGCTGAGAATAACATAGCCTTGACCTGGCTTTATGCTCGTTCCATTGCAACTCATGCAACCTTTGATGCATTCTTGATGCAAGTCCGCCACGACACTTGATGCGAACTTTAACAAGATCAACATGGCCTCTGACCTGCGCGTTTGACACGCCACATGCATTTATGATTGAATCTAGCTTCCGGGGTTGCATTAGTTGAAGCGAGATTTTCATGATCCAACCCCGTGGGAATGGGAATGCAGGCCATTCCGGCCAGAGAATGAACGAGAGGAGGGAATGAAATGAATGGCGTGAAAGGCAAGAAGAGGCTTACTCCCACGCAGAATGTAATCATGGGGGTGCTCAAGACTGGACCGAAAACAATCGATCAGATTGGCGCGGAGGTCGGCAGGCCTTATCCGACCGTCTATCGTCCGGTCAAAGCATTGAGCGACGAGGGTTGGATTGAGATTGATCCCGAGCTGTCGGCATTCAATCGAGCCAACACCTTTCGCATTGCGCGAACGCCGAGTGATGGTGTCGAGCTTCTGGTAAAGGTGCGCGGCAATGAGGAATCGGTTAGCTTTAACTCGTTCCTTGAAGCCATTGCCCGTCAACGTGAAGTCCCAGAGATTGCTACGGCATGGCGAGCTTTGCCACGAGCAATGGCCGAACTCGCATTGCACGCGGCCGATGAGGTCGAAGAGAATGGCTCGGTCACGGAAGGTGACCTGCTGAAAATTCTCGCGCCGCTTGCTCGTTACGAGGAAACATTGCGGGAGCAGCTGAGCATTGTTCAGCAGTTGCGCCAGGACAATAGACTTTGGATGCCGTCCACCTTGAAGAGTTCAACACTTATCAAGACGGACCGTCCATTGAGCCCGAATGAGATTCGGGCTTTCTGCCGCGCTATTGCGGTCAAGTATGACCTCATCGAGAATGAGGCCGACAATGAGAGTGAGAGTGAAGAGAATGACGACGACGGCGAATGAGGAGTTCACCGCATTCACGCAGGAGGACGTTGTCTATGACGACGGGTGCTCGGAATGCGAGAAGGAGACGGGCGCGCCGTTGGCATTCGTGGAGCGCGAGGACCCGGAGAACGTCATTCACGAGTCCTGCCTTTTCGCGCTCAAGCCTCGCGAGCGTGAGGCATTCATCCGCATCAAGGACGTGCCGAGTGGAAAGCCGACGGCCGCCGAAAAGGTGGATGCAATGATCGGCGAAAGCCTGGACGCCGACGACGAGGAATACCAGCTCGATGAGCCGGTCGAATACCACACGGAGGAGGTGCAGGTTCCGAAGGGCCAGAAGATTATCAACATCGAGTTCGGAGAGGAATAGGAATTCAATGCAGCTCGATGCCATTCCCCCACAACAACCTCAGCCGGTGCCCGATCCGAATGGCAAGCCGGGTCCGCACTCTCCTTTGCCCGATCCCATTCCGACCGGGCCAAAGAAGGAGCTGAACATCCACTCCCAGGCGCCGCTGACAATGGTGCGGAGTGAAATGTTCCCGGGAATGCGGGCTTTCAAGCCGCCGCGCAAGTCGTCCATTCTGGCCGGTGCCGGATACATAGTGTCACACCGGCAGAACCCCGAGCCAAGGGGCAGTCTGGAATGACGGGAATGAGTGACCGTCGTGCCGACATTCAGGAGTTTCTCGACACACTGCCGGAGAATGGCGGGTTCGAAATTCTTTTCCTGAACGCGGATGACTTCGGCAAGCGCACAGGGGAGACGAGTCTCTTCTACGTCATCAAGAAGAATGCTTCACTCGCAAAGGGAGTTGAGCGAGTGCACTTGAAGGGCCTTGTTCCAAAGGTCAACATGCCACTCATTCTGGCGCTCATTGCCGGTGATAGCATCGAGCAGGTCGCGAGGGAGGCAAAGAATGTCTGAGCCACGTGAGGTATTCCCGCAGCTTCAGGCCCTTCCGGCCGATGCATTGCGGAGCAAGCCGACGACCATTGCCATTCTCGACGAGTTTTCGCAGATCGTCGCGAAAGACATGGACGGCATCGACACCCGCATTCGCGGCATTCTCGTGAGCTCGAATGAGCAGCGGCTCACCGAGGACGAAGAGGGCGAGATCTCCTCTCGCATTTCCACCGCGATCGACAAGCTGTCCGCGCTCAACCGGCACATTCGCGGGGCCGAGTAATGACTCCCGGAAAGCACATCGAGGCATCACCGGTAAATGTCGCGGAGTTCATTCACGCGACGGCGCTTTCAATGAAACAGCTCCTCGCCGACATACAACTCTGGTGGGGGCCTGTCGAGCACGCGGAATTCCATGAGCTGATGCGACAACGCCTTGCATTGACTCCGGAAGACCACGAGCTCATCAACTACTGCCACGCAATCCATCTTGCAATGCAGCAGGCCCGCCAGAACGCAATGCAGATCAACCGGTTCCCGACCGGAACGTAATGCCGTGGCTCGAATAGCGCCGTACTCCTATTCGAGCCACATGGACACGTAGCTCAACACGGTAGAGTAGTCGCCCCGGAGCTCTCGCCAGGACGAAAAGGTTGTCGGTTCGAATCCGACCGTGTCCACATGAATGACAACAGGAAGGGGATTGAATAGGTGGGCGTCTTCAAGGGAAAGAAGCGTCCGAAAGGCCCGTGGGATTGGATGATCGAACACGGCGCTTCAGAAGAGGACTACGAGAAATACGAGGCCGCCCTCGCAAGGGGTGACATTACCGAAGCTCAAGCCTTGGAGGCAAAGGCAGTCGGCGATGTGAAGCCACGAAAGAAATAAGCTTATCTAGCGCGCACATTCTTGGGCCCGGCGCTGGTCCCGAACCGCGAAAGCCATTCGCGGTCAAGCTACGCGAATGTAACGGCATTCTGCGAAGCAAGCGCCACAATGACCCCGAAGTGTAAAAGGACGCACGCGAAACCGGATAAATATCCGCCTCCTCATTCTCAGGAGATGCAACAGGTTTCGAGGTTGTCGGTTCGAGTCCGGCCGGGGTCACAACAACGCGTCGAGAATAGCTCGGCGCGTTTTCTATTTCGTACACTTGGGGTGAAGGGAAAGAATGCGACTGAAAGTTGAGGGAATGGAATACCTCGACGCCGACGAGATTGCCGAGCTGTGGGGCTTTGCTTCCAAAGGCTCAGTTTTCGCATGTATCAGTCGAGCGAAAAGAGAGCATCCGGAATCCCCGTTTCCCGTCCCGGATATGATAATCGACAACAAGTTCTTTTGGGGCGAGGATCTCATTCCGGAGATCATGGCATGGCGTCGTTGGCAAGTGAGAGGAATGTAATGAACGAGCGGGAAGAGGAAACGTTCCGGGCGATAGCCATGGGTTCGCTCATGGAAAACCCGCAGTTCCGTGAGGTGGCGGGTTTGGCCGCTGACAATGCAGCGGGAATGTTCACGCTGATGAGGCGCTACGGAATCGAGAGCCAAGAGGACATCACGTTCGTCTGCGAGAATGGCATTCCGTGCCTCACCATCATAATGCACCCGCACATGCGGGAGCATTTCCGCCACGCACGTGACAGGGAGAGCTAAGCGTGAAGATCTTCAAGGAGGTGAAGGAATACGAGATCGTTGAATACCTGGAGTTGAGCGATCTCGCAAAGCTCTGGAACCTAGACAAGGATCGCCTTAAGCGTCGCCTTCAAAACATTCGGGCGAAGCGCCCGAAAGAAAGGCAGTTCCCTCAAGCGGACAGGACGGGATCTCACAATGCTCCGCTTTGGCGAAAGGAGCGTCTCGAAGAGCTGACCGAATGGGCTAAGCTGAATGACTGGATCTGACGAGTAGCGCTTGCCACCTTCCGCTACACTTGTCACTACCACGAAGGAGGTAGGTTTCAACAATGATGGCTCGCACTGAGAATGTGGCAGGCGTAGACTTCGTGCGCAAAGCCGGGGATCTTGCCCGACTGGAGAATGCGACTTCAGTCAAGATCGATCAGATCGTGGGCATTATCCGTGCTATCCTGAATGACGAGGTGAACCGCAAGCCGGGAAAGAACGGCGGCAACTACATCGGGGTGAACATCTACCGCGATGGAAAGCGCGTGAACTACGCTGAGAACTACGGCGAGTTCGGGAATGACTCCGAGCGACTGTTCATAGCGTTCGAGAATGAGGATGACGCGAAGTGGGCGCATTACATTCTCTGTGGTGTGCTCATGCTTGGCCTGACCAAGTGGACAACGGCGCGCCAGAACTTCGATGATACAATGGAGCTCGGGCCTCTGTTTGTTCCGGAGCACATTCCTCCGTCGATTTCGCACAATCACATCGTCCCGGACGTCTCGGCCTTCGACTTCTTCGAGAGCCGCTGAATGTTCGACACGATAATGCAGTATGTGACCAGCTTCGGAATGCTGGCTGCGGCAATCCTGATGGCGGTCGGACTGTTCCGCGACGAGATAGCCTACCGTCGCACCAAACACAAAGCGACAAGCGTATTCGAAGAACATCAAAGGGATAAGAGGGACTAGCAATGGACGCAATCCACGGCCCCCTACTGGGGGACGAGTACCAGACGGAATTCTATTCCAATAAGGGGGCCGTGGACGTCCCCGATACTTCGGGCATTAACGCAGAGACTTCGAAGAAAGAAGAAGTCTTCGCGGCCATTCAGGACCTTGAGGGCGCGCTCGAAAGCAACTCGGAAAAGCGCGAGAGCCTGAAGTCGCAAAGCGACCTTTGTCGCGAGGAGCTGGAATACGTCAAGCGCATCATGGCAATTGTCCGTGAGCGCTCGGCGGCAATGGATCGTGAGGTCCGCAAGAATGGTGACACGGAAAAGGTCATCAAGGACCGCATAGAGATCCTGCGCACCATCTACACAGATATCATTACGCGCGACAAGGCGCAAGAAGATCTGTGGGCCGAGTTCGAGTTCTACGACAACATCGCGAAGCAAAGCGTCTGGGGCGCGCGTGCATTCCAGCACCAGATCGACGGCGCAAAGCAGATGGCCGTGGAAAAGCGCGGCATTATCGCCGACACCATGGGGCTCGGAAAGACGCTGACCGCCATTATCTTGATGGCATTCCTGAAGTCGCGACGTAACCTCATTGTCGCACCCAATGACGTCGTCTCGAACTTCGCCCGCGAGATTGGCAAGTGGGAGCCGGAGCGGAATATGATTGCGCTCGGGGCAATCAAGGACAAGCGTTCTCGGCATCAGGCGCTGAAGCTTTGCCAGAACTTCGACGAATTCACCGTCGTCATTAACTACGAGGCGTGGCGCAGGGATAAGGAGCTGATCAAGCTTCTCATTGCGCTGAAGTTCGAGACGGTCATTATCGACGAGGCGCACAACCTGAAGGACCCGAATAGCATTAACTTCAAGGGCCTTCGGGAAATCGTTTACGCCGAGAATGACGACTGGCGTTGCCCGCATTGCGGCGGCAAGTTCAAGACGTGGCCGTTCAGTAATGTCTGCACCAAGGTCGGCTGTGGAATGCCTCTCGGCCGCCAGCCGTGGAATGGTCGCTGCTCGGTGAAGAATGTTTTCCCGATGACGGGTACTGCCATTCTCAATTCGCCTGGCGACATCTGGCCGATGCTCAACCTGGTAGACAATGCGGCGTTCTACGACCAGACGCAATACCTCAAGCGGTATTGCAAGCAGACTGAAACGTGGTCGCTCGTTGACACCATGGTAAAGAAGTGGGTATTCGGACCCGGTGGCGCTGATATGCTGACGAGAAAGCTCGGCCCGAAATACCTGCGCCGCACACAGGACACTCCGGGCGTTCCGAAGCTCCCGCCGCAAGACATTCAGTACCACACCATTTCCTTCGACGACGCGGACTTCGAAGGAAAGTACGCTGAGCAGCGCAAGGTAATGTCGTGGATCAACAACTATAATGCCATCATGCTGAATGATGCAGAGGTGTTGACGATCCCGCACATCCTTGCCATTCTCACTCGGACGCGACAGGCCATTACCTGGCCCGCTGGCATTCAACTTCGCGACCCGGAGACAAAGCAGGTCGTCGCGGTGTGTGAAGTCAATGAGTCCATTAAGGTGGACTACGCCGAAAGGCTGCTGACGGAATTCGTCCAGGACGCCGAGCAACGCTGCATTCTCTTCAGCCAGTTCAAGGCTCCATTGCGTGAGCTTGAGAAGCGGCTCAAGGCAAAGGGCATTCGCTGTGCCATCTACGACGGCGACACTCCTGCTCACATTCGCGATCACGTCGCAAAGCAGATGGACGCCGGGTTCACCGACAAGAAAGAATGCGAGTACGACGTCATTCTCGCCAACTACAAGACTGGCGGCGTCGGCCTCAACTTCACGAATGCCACGCAAACCGTGGTGCTCGACCGGGAATGGAACCCTGGAAAGGAGGACCAGGCATTCGGCCGCACGAACCGGTACGGCCAGACAGAAGGCACGACCGTTCACATCATTGAGGTTGAGGGCACCATTGACGACGGCATTCGCCACGTCATCGACTTCAAGAAGAACGTCATTAATGGCTTCGAGGAAAAGGTCGAGCGGCTTTCGCTGATCGACTACCTCAAGAAGAAGTTCCAGGAGTCGTGATGGTCGAGAAAAGTCCGGAGCTGATAGCTGCTGAAGTGCAGCTTGAGAATGAGCGTCGGCAGCGTGAGGAAGCGATCATCCTCTCTGAGCCGGAAGCGGCGATAGGCAAGGCTGTTTCGGATGCAATCCAGAAAGCTAAGCGTGAGTTCATCAGGGAATGGGAGATAATCCCGACCCTCGTTCTCATTCATCCAGCCGACTTTCGGGCTATTCAGTACTATGCGATCCGTCGTGAGATGTTCACCTACGTCTACGTCAAACAAGGCGAAGAGAACTGCCTGCCGAATGATGCAAGTCTGCGAGCATTCATTGACTACACTCGCGAGCGTGGGACTTTTCTTGTCACGACGAGAAAGATTCTAGAGCGAGCAGGAATGAAGGGCAGCTGCAATGCGGGCTGAGCTCATCGTCACATTCCTCGTGGGCGCTGTTGTCGGAGTAATAGCCGTCGGCGCCTACGTCATATCCAAACTCAAGGACATGTGGTGGTAATCTTCTGGCTGACGACGCTTATCGCCACGGTCTTTCTCTTCTCAATCGCTTGGACTTACTACCGGCGAGCCAAGAAGGAAAAGACTTCCTGGTCTGAGACATTCTGGATTGCCATTGCCGCAGACTTTGGACTGTTCTACATCTTCACCGAAGTAGTTCAGAGATTGGGGTTGTGGTGAGCACTAATCAAATCATTGTCGCTCTTGTCCTCTCGAATGTGGCGGCAGTGTTCATGTTCCTGGCTTTCTACTTTACCAGGAATTAGACCCATGCGGTAAAGTTGTTTCTGCGACTGAAGGCCGAGCACCAGTCATTCCATCACATGGCTGGTGCCCGGCCTCCTATTTCGGAGGCGACTGGAAATGTGCATAGAGTGTGCATCAGGATTTCACAAGCTTTGCGAAGGAGGGGGATGCGAATCCTGTCACGCCGAGCCGCAAGTCGTTGCGGGCATAGACCTAAGCGACAGCGGCTTTCGCTCCGTAGGAAATGGTGACCTAACTACAGGAAGCCATCCACGTAAAAGGACATCGGAACGCACAAAGAATGACCAGCAACTCAAAGACCCACATAGCACCGGAAGAAAGCGAGCAGTCACTCTTCACGGACACGCAGACCCGACGCAGCCCTGCGAATGGCAAGGGAAAGCCAACTGCGGCGGTGGACATTTTCCAATTCTTGGCTGTATGTCGGGAGTACAGGAGAATCTACACCATGGACCAGACAAGAATACCCTCAACAACGAACGTTCGAATATCCATAAGATCTGTTCGCAATGCCACAATCGTTGGCACACGCTCAACGATCCAGGGTATGAACCTGATGGGCATCACGAAAGCCATTCCCCGCGTGAGCCTGAGCGTGCAGATGTTCTAGAGGATAACAGGCGGTGGCAGAACAGAACCGTTAAACGTGCACCGAAGGAGTGAGAATGGACGACATGAGATTCCGTGACGCCCTATTCGTCGTGGCGACAATGCTTTTTGTCGCGATAATGCAACTGTTCAGGAGGCCGCAAAAGTGAGAGAATTGCATCAACTGGACTTGGAATACTTCAGAGATAGGAAGCTGATGAAAACCCACGACTCACGAATCAACTGGACGGCTGGAATGGGACCGTGTCTCAAGTGGGAGGGCTTTCCCGAGGACAACCCCACATGCAATGGGAGCTGCGCGTATGGATGGACACAAGACCCCGACACAAAGCTCTGGCTCTGTGGAGCCTGCCGAAAGCCCAGTCATTGCTATCTCCGGGAATGCGACGCCTGCGAGCAAATCTACCTCCCGACGCCAGCACAGCTGCAACGGGTGCAAGCTAACGTCCTATTCCGGTACACGCTCGATCATCCCGAAGGGGAATGCTGATGCCTGAGCGGGAAACGACCTGGGAAGAGGAAGTGGTCAAGGTTCAGACCGCTTTCGAGAATGCCCTGTTGGAGTTTGCAACGCTTCTCGAAAACCAGTTGGAAAACCCGAGAGACATACGGGATTTCCGGCTCTCGACCAACGCCGTCATTCGCAGTCTCTTCGCGAAGACGTGGCCGACTCTCTACTACGAGAGCCCGTCCATTCCTTACGAGGTGAAGAAGCGAATTTTCCGGGGAAGGCGCCGGAATGACTGAGCTTCCCTACTACGCATCGCCGCCTGAGATTGACGCGGCAACACGGCTCATTTCCGGCAGTGAGGTTTCAGCCTGGCAATCCTGCCAGATGAAATGGTTCTTTCAGTTCAAGCTCGGACGTCAGCCGAGAAAGCTCAGCGACGCATTGTTCATCGGAACAATGGGCCACGAGGCTTTGAGCACCTACTACACCTTGCTCAAAGACGGCGTGGACTGGTCGAATGCGGTTGAGTCAATGACCGACTTCGTCGTTCGCGAAATGGCCAAGAACAATGAGCAGCGCAAGACTGGGTTCATTACCAGTGCAATGGCTTCGGAGCGCCAGCTTCTCATTATGAAGCTCGCTGGCATTCTCGAAGACTACGCCGAGACAATGGCACAACAGGACGCTGTTAATTACGAGGTGGTTGAGGTCGAGGCAATGCATGTCTCGAAAGGCTTCTTCGCAATGCGTCTCGACCTGCTCCTGCGGGAAAGGTCCACCGGGGACCTCATTCTCATGGACCACAAGTTTCTGCGGAACTTCTATCAGCAAAAGCAGCTGTCGATGAATTCGCAGATCGTCCGCTATATCAAGGTCGTCGGTGGCGACAGAGAGGAGAAGGTCAAGAAAGGAATGCTTAACATGCTGCGCACGCACGAAAGCGCAGTGGAAAGGTTCGAGCGCGCTGTCATTCCATACGACGAGACAGTGGCTAATCGGAGAATAGCCGATCAGCTGCATGTCGCGGAGCAGGTTCGCGTTGCTTGGGCAATGAGTAACCGGGAATGCCTGGACACACTGATCCGCACCCTCAGTGATTATACGTGCAAGTTCTGCGCATTCGCAGAGGTTTGCATGCTGGCGCTCGCCGGTCGCGAAAGCGACATGAAAGCCGAACTCAAGATGAACTTCGAAAAGAGCACTTATGGATACAACAAGTAATGAGCTGACGGAGCATGAGAGAAAGCTCCGAGTCAAGAAGCTCACTGCTCTTTCCGACAAGGACCGCAAGACGCTCCTGGAAAAGCTCAAGACGACAAAGATGGACCTTGAGCTACAGGACGGCTTCTTTCGCGGAATCCTTTTCTCGGGACCCGGCGGCGGTAAGACGACATTCGGTTTGCGCATCGGAGACCAGAGCAAAAAGACTGTCATCTTCGACGGTGAGAATAGTACCGAGATTGTCAAGCGAACGCCGGACCAGCTGGCCCGCTATAAGAAAGGTCTCATCGAAGCCTATCCGTTCCCGGGCATTCGCGAGATCACGGAGCTTCTCCCAGTCTTCGAGGATGACCCGAATGTGGACACCGTGATGATTGACACATTCACGGCGGGAACGGCGCACGAGACTCGCGACATTCTCCAAGACGTTCCATTCTCGCGAGGTAGTGCGGCGCCGGGAGAGGAAACGGTTCTCAAGGACTACGGTCTTTTGTTGGACCGCTGGACTCATCTCATTGACGTGGCACTGATGACGAGGCTCAACTTCATTCTCGTCTGCCACGAAAGAGGCCCGACGGAAGAGGAGATCAAGGCGGGCTTTACGTTCCGCACAGTGTTGGCGACAATGAAGCAAGCGGCAATGCTGACCGGCCGTCTTAGCAATGTCCTCTACCTGACGGCAAGCTGGAACGAGAAGAACGAGCGAGTCGGAAGGGTCTACACCCGGCCCATTACGGGTCAGAAGCTCAAGGGCTTTCCCGACACGTACGCCAAGAATCGTCTTGGTCTGCCGCGAGAGATGTCCGACACTGACGCCCTGAAGGCCATTGCGGCTTCCCGCGTGGCGATCGGAGAGTAATGAATGGCACTTCAAGGGCGAGGGCGCCGCCGCTACAATCCATTCACCGATCCTGGACTATCGAGCGACGAGATAGACAAACTACTCCGCAAAGAGCTCGGCGCAAAGCGTATTCCAGACGACGACAACACACGCATTCAACGCTGGTCACCAACACTCGAAGAAATACGAGAGAGGCAAGAAGCAATGGGACTGTTCTCCAAGCTCGAAGGCAAGATCGACCTCGACGCCATTCCGGTCAACCCCTTCCAGTACCCGGACGGCGTCTATTCTGTCCGGTTTGACGGCGCCGTTTTGCGGCCCATCACCGGCCAGAAGGAGGCTGAGGAGTCCCTCGACTTCAAGTACATCATTCTCGACGACGACAGCGAGAATGGCAAGAAGTACGAGGGCAAGCCGATCACCGAGGGCAAGTGGATTCCCTCGGAATGGCTGGCCGACGAGAACCCGGCAAAGGCCGAGGAAATGCTGGGCTTCGCTATCCAGCGCATCGCTCAGCTGGGCTTCGGAGAGGACGCCCGCACTGTCGAAGTGGAGGACATCAATGCCCTCTGCGCGAACCGCTTCTACACCCTCAAGCTCAAGAAGGGCAAGAACGAGGACAGCGGTTCATTCGTCCAGTGGGTGAAGGTCATCAAGAATGAGGACGAGGAAGACATCGACCTCGACAGCTGAGTAAAGCTCCCGGGAATGGGTTGTCCTAAGGCCCATTCCCGGGTTCGCCCTCATAGCCCAACGGCAGAGGCACCGGGCTTAAACCCCGGCTATGTGTGGGTTCGAATCCCACTGAGGGCACCAACCCCCTGCGCTCGTGGCCGAGTCGTTGACAGGTAAAGCTGAACGCGGGTTCAATTCCCGCCAGGGGGACGAAAGGAAAAGGAGCCGCCTTTGGGCAATGTTTCTTGCCATTGCACGTGCGCATCAAAGTCTCAACACTAATGGCAGGAAAAAGTGGAAGAAGAAACCTCGACAGAATTGGCAGTCAGGATCAATAAGGACCTGCTGCCGTCGTGGAATGACCTTATCCTCAGCTATTCCTGGACGGGTCAGGCCGCTGCATTCTGGAAAGCAAAGGAGCCGCCATATGGTGAGGAACCAGATCAGGCGGCTCAAGCGCTCTACGACATGGCTATGCAGTGTCGCGACATGGGAATGTCGGACGATGAAATCTACGTAGTCATTCAGAAGATTGCCGAGAAATGGGAGATCATTCTTGACGACAGTGAGGAAGAGGACGACATTGTTGACCTCATTCGCATTGTGCGCAGCAAGAATCTCCCAATGGTCCTTGAGGATGAAGACGACCTCAGGGTCTATTCGTGGGGAGACATTCTCACGGGTGACTTTGACGTCGCCGAGATTGTCGAGGGGCTCATTGTCGAATGTGGAGTAACTTCCTTTGCCGGACCACCGGGGGTGGGAAAGACTCAATTCGTCAAGCAGCTTTGCATTGCTCTATGCCTGAACCGTAAAAAGTTCCTGAACTACAAGGTTCTGGCAAAGCGACCATTACGTATTCTCTTTCTCTCCCTTGAAATGTCGGGCGGAGAGATTAAGCACTTTCTTAAAACGATGCGCAAAGGCTTGACTCTCGAAGAAGAAGAAATCCTCAACGAGAACTTTTACTTTTTCCCACACACTGAACCGCTTTGCTTGAACGTTCCAGAAGACAAACTCAAATATCACAGACTGCTGGACCGCTTCAAACCCGATGGCATTATCATTGACTCTTGGTCGATGGCAATGGCCGGGGAAATGAATGCCGATGTTCCCACGCGCGACGCGATGGCATTCGTGAATCAGCTGCGAAAGTGCTATAGCTGCTTCATTGGGATCATTACCCACACCAAGAAAGCTCAGGGTGATAACATTCCGAAGACCATGGATGGTATCTTCGGGAGCCGCTTCTACAGTTCGAATCTATCAAACGGAGTTGTCTTGTGGCCAGTCTCAGAAAAGAATCCGGATGAAATGGAGTTGCTCGATGTAAAGAGTAGGTTCTCGCGAAAGCGTGAGTCGGTCCGCATTACCAGGACTGCTCAGTTAAGCTTTGAACTCAGCGACGGTGGAACTCCGACAAAGAACATCTTCGCGAAAGCCCAGAAGCGCCAGGAATTGGTAACTGGGCAAAAGAAGGGACTCGCTGCATTGCTTCAGCAGAACACAGGCTTTAAGCCTGCTGAAAAGCTGAAAGAGAATGCTCCCGAGTACTTCGACACGCCGATTGAAGACGATGACGGGGATAATCCCGTTCCAGGATTGAGGCTCTGAATGAAAGACAAGCCCTGGGAGAAAGTGCCACTGACTCCGTCTCAGAAGCTCCATTACAGAGCTCTCATCGAGTATGGAATCAGAAAGCGAGAAACCCCGGAGGAGCCATTCTATTACATGGCATTCGATCCGGGGAAGGTGACAGGCTTCGCGACATTCACTCAGAATGGAATGCCTGTCGAGATGGGGCACATTCCCGGCTGGAGCGAGGGAATGGCGAAGTTCTTCGGAATGCCTGTCTTTGCGGGCGAGCCAGTAAATGTCGTCATCTGTGAGGCATATCAGATTCGCGGTCGCGGGCAAACCGTCGATTCGAACGCCATTCGCACGCGAGCAGTCATTTCACTCATCAAGAATTTCGCGGCGTCGCAGGGGGCGAGACTGATAATGCAGCAGTCTTCCATTCTGCCGGTCGCAGCGAAGTTCTCGGGAATGGAGATGCCGAGGGACCATTCCCTGTCGCACCAGATCAGCGCATTCAACCACGGATGGTATAGGCTGACGGAGGATAAGGTCGTAGTCCCTCGGATCGCGTGGCCTGAAGGCTAAGCCGCCTGCGGCCAATCTCGCATTAACTCCGGATGGAATACTCCGGCTTGGGACGCTAACTGAATGAGTCGAGGGCGAATGCGCTCGCTCATCGGATAGCGTTCCTTTTCGCTGAACCCACCCCAGACACCGGTCTCGCCATAGATAATGGCGTGCATCAGGCATTCCTGACGTACGGGGCATCGCAACTGGCATACCCTCTTGGCCTCTTTGACGTCGTAGTCGTCTTTCGGCCGACAATACAGGTTTGGATCTTCGGCGCCAAGACAGGCGGCGTCCTTGGTCCAATCGAAGTAGTCCCGCATGCAGAGATTATTCCTGACCTGCGACGTAGGTCACAAGGACTGCACTACCCGAACTGTAGTTCTGTACGGTATCATCCCTTTTAGGCATCCGGTAAACCGGACACGAAAGGGAATGGGCATGTCAGGGGCACGTCAAGGGGTTCACAGGGTCAAGGCGAGGTCATTCGCTTGCACTAAAGTCAAGCATTCCGACCTTTCTGCGGCACGCCAGCAAATCGAAGAACTGAAGAACAAGAATGTCAGAGGCTCGGCGCGCTTGAAAGTCATTCGCTGCGCGCAATGCTCCAAGAAGGCAAAGCGCGACGTATTCCACGTCGGTCACAATAATGGAAAGAAAGGGGTGCAGAGATGATGGAAATGGCAGAGCCCGAAGAGGTAATGGAAGCTTTCGGGCCGACGTGGGAGGGAATCGCCGACACCTTCAAGGAGGTAATCGGCGGAGTGAATGACGCGCTCACGAATGGGAAAGCCTCCCATGAGGAGCTCATTCGGTGGCTCACATTCCTGGTGACTGGCGCCAACAGGATCGCCGCTGACTTAATCGACGAAGGGAGTAGGATGGAACCACGGCAGAACTTTCGGCCCGCGCTCATTCTGGCGCAAGAAAGCGCCCTGTACGAAATGAACATTCTGGAGTGGCGTAAGTAGCTCTCCAGCGCACAAAAAAGCCCCGCCGGGTTCATTCCGGCGGGGCTTTTGTTCTCTTCAATTTCAAAACGGGAAAGCTTGTGGCGCGAGAGAGCAAACCAGCACAGCCGATAGACTTATCCATCTCACAGGATCTATACGATTCCTGTAAGACGGCGCTCGATCAGATAGTAGAGCTGGCGGAGGAAAGACCGCTAGCCGCAGTTAAACTGAGCTTAAAGCTCCAGCTCGCATTACGTCAGATCGAACGTAATGCCGCTCTCAAAGCCAACGACAATGGCAATGGTGTCTCCTGGAAAAGAATAGGGGAGGCTCTCGGCTTTGGCCATACGTGGGCATGGGAAAGATACAAGACACAGCCCAACCGCATTCTGACGCGGTTAGCGAAAGAGGCCAAATCCGAAATGGAAAATCAGCCAAACGGCAATAAGGCTGAATGATCCGAAGAACAATAGATGGCCGGCCGACCATTCGTGAAGTGGTTGGCCGGTTCTGAAGCGCTCCAGACGCCACACTGCCGCGCTAAGAGTTCTTTCCGGATGGCCAGTAGCAAGCTGGTATATCTCCATTGCGAGAAAGCTACCGATGGAGAGAATGAACCAGCCGAGCCAGAATTTATCAATGAGTCGCAAAGGGAGCTCCGAATGCCGAGGGCAGCAGCTAAGAAAGAAGTCGTCAAGAAGCCGACCAAGGAAGACCGCGCGGTTTCCGGTCTGCTCGCATTGGCGGCAACGGGGGACATCATAAAGACGGTGGAAAGGGAAAGCGCCAAGCTCAAGGTCACCTATCGGAATGGTCTCGTCGAGACATTCCTCTTCAAGCACCCGCAGCATGCCGTCCTCGTCGTAATGACGCTGATGGACCTGAACACCTGCATAGACCAGGCAAAGGTTATTCGGGTCGAGAAGGAACAACCGGCACGGCGTCCCGAATAATACCCGCGTGCTCGGCTGCTTCTTTCGCGGCTTCGCTCGACTCACTGGCGGAAAGCGCACCGTAGTTCGTAGCGAAGTTCGCGAAAAGAGAAATGGCGACGAGGTAGTAAACGGAATAGCTTTGCCAGACGCTCTTTGCGCTGAAGAAAATGGTCGTCGCCACAATGAAGTTCACTACCCAAAAGTAGGTAAAGAACTTATTGAAAACGATCTGGAATGCCGGGTCGTTCTCGAACCTATCCTGGAGGTTCTTTAACCTAAGCTTCAAAGGAGACTCCGAATGACGACGATGTGTCGGTGCCATCACAAGTCGTATTGGCACATAAAGCGAAAGAAGTGCAAGTACTGTCCGTGCAAGAAGTTCAAGGAGCGGTAATGAAGTTCATCGACGGCAACAAGATCCGACGCATTCGTGACGGCATTGCCGGGGAGGTGACGGGTCACTGGAATCACCCCTATGAGGGGACGCTCTACATGATTCGTTTTGCCGACCCAGGGCTCGACGACGACTTCGAAAAGGAAGACGCAATCGAGCTCATCTATCCCTACACCGCCGAGGAGGGAATAGACGAACTCATCTGCGCGAATGATGAGTGCGAGCACAGGCAAACGGAACACCAGAACGATGATGGAATGGGGTGCATGGGAATCAGTGACTATGACCCCCAGACGAATGGGGCTCAACGTTGCCACTGCCCCTCATTCGATGAGGGGACTGCCGCCGAAGTCTACATCTTCCCGAATGGGAATGTCGCGGTCACGAATACCAACGGTCAGCAAATGCCAAGCGTTCAGGGAAGCTGGATCAATTACGACTACCTGCAAAGGCTGGCCGTTATCGCAGTAAAGGATGAGCCTCTGGTCACTGGAATGAGATTCCTGGACCATCGAGCATTCACTTCACTCAATGCGTACTTCAAGCACGAAAAAGAAAGGCAGGGGAAGAATGAGCCAGACAAAAAGGCCTGAACGCGTCCTGTGCGAAAACCCGGCGTGTCGCCACATGTCCTATTACCACAGAGGTGGTGATGGCATCTGCACTTTCGATGGCTGCTATTGTGGTCATTACCAGACTGATACGCCAGATGAGATGGCTATCGCTTGTGCGAACTGCCCGCACATCAAGGGTCGTCATTACCGTGGCGGAAAGCCGTACTGCATTCCTGCCAACGGAGAATGCGAATGCCCCGGCTTCGCTACCAGGGTCGAACGATTCCCGTCATATTCACGATCGGTTCAATCCGAACCACAGCCCCAGTATGAGGAGCATCAAGCATCAGACCATTCCCGATGTAAAGACCAACATGTCCGTACTGTTGGAGTCCTGCTGGCTCGTATGGGGAGTACATTAGAATTAGATCCCCAGGGAGAGCCTGAGAAAGCGAAGGCACAACTTTACCGGCTTTGGCCTGCTCTGTACTCGTGCGGGGAAGTTGAATGCCAAGCCTTTCGTACACTTGTTGAACAAGGCCTGAGCAATCGACTCCTTGAGTTAGTGAATTCCCTCCGTACACATACGGAACCCCCAGAGACATCTTCGCGATAGCAATTGCTTTCGCGCCAATGTTCGCGTTCGGGTCAGCGCCCGTCGGGATTAACTGGCCAAGCAGGCCAATGTTAAATCCCGACGAGGCGCTGCTTTGCGTTTGGGCCTGAATCTTCTGGATAACACCTTGCAGCCAGCTGTCATTCCCAGCTGTATTCTTTTGAAACTGGTTAGCTAGGTTCTGAAACTCATTGTTCCAGTAGCTTTGCTCGTCATTTGTTGCGGCAGTCGTGGCATCGACGCCACGCTGATTAATGGCAGCTATTCGGTTATTGAAGTCCGTGAGACGGGCCGCGTTTGGGTCTGTTGCATTGCTTGCAGGGTTTTGCTGAAGCGTTCCCCCAACGCTATATGGTTGGAGAGCAGACGCAAGTTGAGCCGAATTAGAAAGTTGTTGGCTGTTATAATTGGACTGACTTTGCGCCACCTCGTTTTGCGCTTGCTGTCCTGGATCGCTTGCGCTTTGGCCAGTGCTTCCGCCAAACGGGTTATATCCGCCATAGTTATTCCCTGGTGTAGTCGTTGGCTTTCCATTGTAAGCGGCCAACAATGCCGCTGCTGGCCCAGCCATTCTTAGCTCACAACGTGAAAACGGTGGGCGGCGCCCAGCTTAGAAAGCGTCGTCATTCCAGGAATACCGTCAGCGTCGTGGCCACGGTATCCACACTTTCCCTGCCAGCCTGCATAGGCGGTCTTTGTCGGGGCATCCCAACGACCAACAGCAAAGGCATTCGGCTTGAGAAAGCCCTCGTCCTTCAATGCGCCCTGGACAATTTCGACCTGACCGGAATTCGTTGTCTGTCCGGCGGGACGGGTCGGGTCTTCACGCGCGCACATATCCACGATCCACAGGTGCACTGTCGGTTCGGGAGAGGGCATGTTCGGTGTCCAGTTGAAACGCCACTGTCCGAAGTCGCCACTACCTGTTGCGTCTCTGTCGAATGCATTGTTGATGTAGCCATTCTGAACAATGCTGAATTCGCCAGGATTCCCGGCCCCGCCATTCCAGCCGGTAGACATTGTCCGGAACGTAAAGTCGATCAGCTCAGCATTCTTCAGGGCGCGCAGAACGCCAGTCGAACCATAGGCGCCCCGTCGCCCGCCGCCGAGGACATTGCTAATCCCGGCAAAGTACTCATGCAGGTTGTAGTTATTCGGGTCAACGTCTGTGTCAACAGCAAAGAAGAACGGTCGCGTCGAGGGCATTCCCAGAGCCTGTCCCTGGACAAGGGCTCGATGGGCATTCTCAATTCCCCTATTGTATCCGCCCATAAAGTCATTGACGTCATCCTCGTAAATGGAAAAGAGGTCGAAGCCAGCATTGCCGAGATCGACCACTTCACCACGGGTGAGGTTCTTGCTAGGGAACTGCGAGAAATAACGCCCAACGAATGACAGTCCCATGGCTCTCATCTGAGCCGAAGTGACAACGCTACTTGCGTCCGCACCGTTTACCATTACTACCCTCCATTGAGGTTCGACAAGAATGTCTTAAGGTTGGCACGGTTATTCTTGCGCGCCAGGGTTTGCTTCTGGTGCAGCTCGTATTGAGCTTCCTTTACATATTGTGCCGTATTCGTCAACTTCAACCCCGAAAGGAAGTTGACAATGTTCTGGTCATTCCCGACACCCTGAGCCGCCTGCTTCGGAGTGCCAATGTTCGTCAGTCGCTGCGCCAATCCGAGTGCCGGGAGAGCCTCCGTTGCCGCGTATTCTGCTGGGTTGGTAATGGGGACCTTAGTGTCAAGGTGCTGGCCCTGCATTAGTTCAATCGGGTCTTTAATGAGCGGGTTAAGCCCACCGAGAATGCCCTGGTTCGGATGGTTGCCGTAGGTCTGCAAAAGGTCGATCGGCGGAATGGGAAGAGACGATGTAACGTATCCCGTCGGGTCGCCAGTCAGGTGACTTAGAATGCCACCCGGACCGCCAACGGGCCCAATGCCGGAGTCTGTAATCCAAGATGGGAATAATTGATCACTCGGAAACTGCTGACCCGGATTGATGTTCGCGGCATTGCCAACGTTAAGACCGCTCGTAATGAGCGGGTAGACGAGAAACTTACCCGGCTTTGCGAGCATGCCCTCAATAGTGAAGGGGATGGCTTTGCGAGTCCAAGAATAAAAAGGAATAACACGGCGCAGTACGGTTCTCTCAAAGTCGGTGAGATCCATTCCGTCCGGGTGGTATTTACGGACCTGACTGCCCGCCGTATCGAAAATAGAGGCCAAGTCTCCACGGCCATTGCGAACTTCGTGAATGAACTGAGCGAGCCGGGTGAAGTGGTCCATTCCCTGTACCCAGGCGTGAGCGGCGGCATTGACTTTTCCGCCGAATGGCTGCATTCTACTGAGTCCACCGAGTCCACCATTCGCATCATTGTAAATGTCCTCCATGTGCTCAACGCTCTGGAGAATGCCTTGATTGTGTGCAGCCATATAGACCTGAGCAGCGGTCAGCTTCTGTCCATCAGCGGTCTGAGCAATGACTTTCCGGCCTTCCGTGGGTGCAAAATGAGAAAGCTCTCCCGGGAGGTCCTGCATTGACCCGAACAGAGGTTGAAGCCTTTCAAGCCCCTTATAGTTGACATGAAAAGCCCGCATGACTTGCAGCGCTTTGCTGTAGTTTCGTACGTCATTAACGCCAGCGATCCAGTTATTATAGATGTCACCGATTCCATTATGGATAGCATGGCTGGGTGAATAGATTGTGACTCCTGTTTTCCACATCCGGAGAATGTTGTCCATGGATCGCAGCAATTGCATTTGCTGGGGCTTTGGCGCGTATAGATCGCGGACAACGCGAGGGATCTGCTCGGCAATTTCCGGATGGAAGAATACACCCTTTGTAAATGGTAAGTCCTTGATCCCCACATTGCGTTCCGCGTCAGCTCCAGCGCGTCCAAACCGAGAAACGATATCGTCAAAGATGGCTTTCTTTGCAGCTGCATTCCAAACGGCTGTATTGACGCGAGCGAGCTCCTTAGCAGGGTCTCCAGAAAACTTGTGGGATTGCCAGCTATTGAGCCAATCTGTTCCATTGCTATAATCACGCTCTTTCCCCAGCATATCCTTTACAGCTTTACCATTCGTCAGCCTAACCTGAGAGCCCATTCGCTTCAGTTCGGCGTTCACGCCATACTTTCCGTCCATCATTAATCCGGCCCGCATTGCGACCGTGTTACCATTCCGAGCGGCCTCAGGAATCTTATCTGAGGAAAGAAGGTTCTCCATGAATGTACGGATCTCCTGCGCAGCCCGCATTGTCGTCGGGTTTCCAGTCCCAATAAAGACCCCCTGAGCAATGCGGACGGCCTCATTCCGCTGCTCATTCGTGAGCCCCTTGAATGCATGGGTCAATGCTCGACTCATTAAAGCGGCATTCGTGCGAGCCGTTGCCTGCCTCGCTCGCACGATCGATCGGAGGTCGTGCTGTCCGTACCAAGTGGCCATACGCCCCAGGAAACCCGTCTCAGCGCGCGCCTCCGGGCCGATCAGGGTTCCCAGGTGTGCAGGGGCCGGAACGATGTCGATCTTGTCAGAGAGGCTCCTAGAGACCGCCTTACCAAGATCATCGACAATGGCCTTGTAGTTGCCGGGAATAGCTCCAGTAATGACAATGTCACGCAGCGCCTTTCCGGCAGCCTGCATTGCATCAGTTGCCGCCGAATGCTGATTCGTGACAATGGCGTTGTAGATCTGGCGACCAGCTTTTGCGGCGCGCGTAGATCCCGTCAGCATTCCAATGGACTGCTCGACACCCTTTGCATTCGCCTGGCTAGCAAGATGCTTTACTGGGTCACTCAATGCTGGATCATGGAAAATCTGGTTCACCTTGAGTGCGGCACCCTGAATAACAGGCTTCATTGCATTCGCTTCAGCAACAGCATTCTCAGCCTTGGCAATTGCGCCAGCCGTCGTCCCATTCACGAAGTGATTGAGAATGTGGTTGGGGAAAGAGCTGAGTTTATTAGGAAATTCAGGGTGGTTAAGAATTGCGTCGGTAATGCGAGCTGGAGTGCCATCGGCACTTCGAGCAATAAGTCCTTCTCCGGCAAGCGTGTCCTCAATATGTGCGACCACCTTGAGGGTTCTTTGATTGATAGCACGGACATTGCTTGCTCCCCCATGGGTAATAGGTGCAAGTCTTCCTCTAACGGTATTCCAAACCATTGACTGAGCAAGGTCATTATAGCTTCCAGTCGGTTTGAAGCCGTTAACTCCAGCAATTCGATCACGGGCCATTCCGGCAACGGAATCGTGAATATCTTGCTCGGCTGCATTAAGTGGCTTCGACAATGCTCCTGCACGCTTAATGCTATTGAGAGCCTTGGTCTGCTGAATGGCTGCCAAGTTTGCAGCGGCATCGGGATTTTGGGGGTGAACACTGTCAAGAACCTCTTTCGCCGTAGGGGCGAGAATAGCGCTCAGCTTGAAATGCGGATCGGTTATTCCTTTGAGTTCGCTCGATCGGGCAATTCGCCGCGCCGTCGTGAATGGCTTGGAGTTTTTAACGGCATCCTCAAACGCTGTTTTGAAGTCCGCTCCATTCTGGACGTCCTTAACAACCTGAACCGCCCTCTGTGGATCAACTCCATTCTTGACGGCTTCCGCGATCCAATTTCGGTTCCTTTCCAGACCAGCCTTTACTCCGGGGCCAATCTCCTTGAGCGCATTGTTCGCGACGGCGCGCGCTGCATCCTGAGCACTGCCACCAATTCCCATCATGGAATGCAGACCCTTGGCCGCATTCTTGCCTTCGTCAGTAAGGCTGATCGCCTTCAGCGCATTCCCGTTTGAAAGCGCTTCCTGGTCAATGTTGATGTGCGGATGCTCGGCCGTAACGACGACCGGTGAACCAATCTTTGTGTGGAGAATGTCCGGGATGGACTTGGCATTCTTGAGCGCTTGCGGGTTGATGTCCAGTAATGGATTGCTCGGCGGGGCGGCCGGAATCGCCTTAGGCGCCGACGGAATAGCTGCCGCATTCTCAGCTTCACTTGCAATGTCGCCACCACGGCTGAATGCCTTTCGGGAAAGGTCCCCAATGGTCGGAATGGGTGCACCAAGTCCGCGAGCCCATTCGATTGGCTTAGCTGCATTCAGGGGGTCTGCGACAATGTTAAGGGCCACTCCCGCAATCTTGTCGCCAGTGGAGAGAGGTCCACCCTGGCCGGGCGTATAGCCAGCGGGAGACCCAGTTGCCGCCTTCTGCGCATTGATATCCTTTCCCTGTTGAATGACATCCGCCCAGGTTCGCTTTTCGGTCCCAGAAAGTCCATGAATGACACCAGTTCCAATCCCCTTGAGCGCTCCGCCAAATCCAGCGAGAGGGTTGCTCCAGCTTTCTCCTGCCTGAGATGCATTGTGCTGTGCTTCATATGCCGCATCGGCAGCCGCATAGAGCGGTCGCGACACAACGTCGAGAATGCGAGAGATAACCGAACGTCCCTGCTGCGTCGGCTTAGGAGAATAGCTCCCCCGGAAGTCGCCAATGCCGCCGGTCAGCAGGGAATGAGCAAGCGCATTCGTAGCAGGATTGATAGTCCCCAAAGGCTGAATGGCTCGCCCTGGGAAAAGGGTCGGATTCTGCTTTTCCAACTTGGAGCTTGCCGCTTGAAGCTGGGCAAGGAATTGGGGACTGAGAGTCATTACTGGTACTTACCCATCTTGATGGAAAGAGCATTGTAGAGCTCCTGGAGAGCGCTTTGCGGAATCTGCGGAAGCATTCGCAATGCATCCTGCTGAAGGACCGGCCACGCCGTTTCCAATGTCGCACTACCCGCTCCGCCAGGCCCAGAAAGACCGGCGTACTGCGGCGAGGTAGCAAAGTCATTGAAAATGGTTTGCAGAGCGCCGGGGTCATTCAAGCTGGCATTATCGGCAAAGTATTGCGAGACGCCACTAGTGCCCTTGTACTTTGTCGGAGAAGGGGCTTTCGGCGCCACCCCGAAAATGCCAGGGTTGGTCAGCTTTTCCAGCTCGGCCATTTTCATTGTCTGGTCGATAAGGTCAGTCTGAGCCTTATTCTGGTTGCCAGATGCCTGGTTTTGCAGCTGCGCCAGAATGGATTGAGCTGCCGCACCTTCCTGACCCTTATACCCAGCAATCTGCTGGTTAATGTTATTCTCCAGCTGTAAAAGCTGCTGGGCGAGACTGGACTGAATGTTTGCACCCTCGGTCGGCGCAATAGCGGAAGCTCGCTGCATAAAGTCAGCTTGCCCCTGACCCTCAAGACGCATTGCGTCATTCAGGGCCTGACCATTCGTGCCAGCCTGATTCTTCAGGTATTGCTCGTCGCTCTGCATTTGCTGAGTGCTTTGCGGCAGAGCGGCCTGAATGCCTAACTTCTGGAGTTCCGCTGCCTGAGCATTCTGAGCATTCTGGTAATTCGATTGGATCTGGTCTTGGAGGGTGGCGTAATTCTGTCGGGACTGGTCCTCTTGCTGGTTGAACTGATTGGTAATGATTGGCATTTGCGCCGCGAGGGCCTTGCCCAGAGAATTGTATAAACCCCCGACCTGATTCGACGCGCTTTGCTCATTGGTCTTTGCCGTTCCGAGGTTTTGCTGGAGCTGCTGAATGAGTGGATCGTATTTCAGCGACGCCTGTTGATTCGCCTGGCTAGTGAGATCGGCAATGGACGGACCGGAACCCAATCCAGCAAGCTGAGCGTAAAGCCCATTCATGATGTCTTGGCCGGGGTTATCCGGCGGGGCGGCCGTTGAGCCGGTTACTGGAATGCCACCATTCGGAATGACACTTCCGGAAGGGCCAGCGTCCGGCGGTCCGGCTGGAAAGTCATAGCCCGAACCGGCAGGCGTGTATTGCGTCTGCGGCAGGAATGGCGTATTCGAGCCGGGAAGGTCATTCGCTGGCAAGCTGCCCAGAAAGCTCATGAGGCTTTGCCCCGGCAACTGGGTAGCAAGAGGATTGCTGAAAGGAAAACCGCTATTGAATGGCGAGCCGGAAGTTACCCCTCCCCCGCCGGGTGCTTGAGCTGGCATTCTAGAACTTCCCTAATGCTGCGGCTCGCCTTGCGGCTGCCTCTTGGATAGCTTGTGCCTTTGCGTTCAGCTCGTTAGAAAGGAACTGTTCGTATGCAAGCTGAGCAGTGTCTTTCGAGTTCTGCAATCCACCCAGAAGGTTTGTCATCTGTTGCTGGTTGGCGTCATTGTATTGCCCGAGCTGGTTCGCATAGATCCCCGAATACAGAATTCCGCGCGCAGCATCAGCATTGCGCATGTTAAGGCGATCCTGTGTCGCCTGTGTATCGAGCGCCCTTTGCTTTGCATCGTAATCCGCCTGAGTTTGCGAAGCCTGCAAATTCTTCTGCGCATTGTACTGGTCATACTGGCGCATCAAGTCGGAAAGCTGGGACTGATAGGTCGTATCCGTCCCCAGATACTTGTCGAGGTCGGCATTCCCTGTGCCGCCTGACAATGGATTAACTGGACCGGCGGGCGCTACTCCAGGCGGAGGCGTTGGCGGGTGGGCATTCTGAACTGGACCACCAAGAATCTGTCCAGGTGGAATGTCTCCGTTAGATGGACCGCCACCCCCGGCCATTGCGGGCGCCATTGTCGGAGCCATTGCCAGCCGACGAGCTGCGGCATTCGCGATGGCAGCATTCGGGGTCGCAGCAAACTGTGTTGGGTCATTAGCTGCTACCAATTGGATTACCCCCCATCAAATTCGCCATTGCGGTATTCCCCTTGACTCCTGTTTTCATTCTCCGAAGGATCGCATTCTGGCGAGCCTTGATTTGCAGGTTTCGCTCGCGATATCCTTCGAGGTTTGCTGTCGGGCCCAAATTCGGAGAGCCCTGTGTTCCGTATTTCTTGTCACCGGCCGCAAAGCGATTGAAGCCGGGAGACCGCGCATTATCCTGTGGAACCGGAATGGCCATTAGTTGGACCCTTCCGTGACAACCTGCTTGACTTCCATTACGTTGACAATACCGAACAACTTGATAGGTCCAGTACTAAGACTACCATCCGTTGTCATCTGGATTTGAAAGCTCACCTGGCGATAGCGAAGTGACTTTGCAAACTTCACGAAATGCTGAGCGAGAGAGCCGGGAGCCGACCAAGTAGTGCTTATTCCCGGAACGGCGAGAATAGGCTGCCCCCACGTATTCAATTGAGACCAGGTGTATTGCTTTGCTTGCAGCCATGTCACCGAGAAGTTCGTGACAATGGGCGTGACAATGCCAGTCACTGCGGTTGAGGTGAGCACTGTTGCGCCCCACCAATGCATCTTCTTATAGCGCTGCCCGAATGAGAAGATTCGATAGCGACGACCATAGGCCGAGTCGAAATTCTTCGTCTGCATGCTGCAAGCAATGGTTGAGCTTTCCGTGACGTTGCTATAGCCGTCCTGAAGACTGAATGTCCGAACATCATTACTGAGGATACTGCCCCCGTAATAGACATCCAGGCCGCTATTGCTAGGCATTCTTACGAGGGTGCCGACCCATTGCTCATTGTTAGTCAGACTGAACTGGAATTCGGTCCACGTCCGAGTGCGAATGCCGAAGGAATAGATCTTGCGGTAATAGCGGAAGACCAGCCGGTCCCCGAATAGCGTCAGGAAGTACGGCAAAGCATAGGTAGCTCCGACGGGAGAGGCTGGAGTAGTATTGTCGTAGACTGGCGGGACCTTGATATTGAGTTTCGTCCAGTGATAGTTGACAATCTCATAGACAGCCGTGTGATAGAGAACGAAAACCGAGTTCTCGAATTGCACGACACAGTTAAAGCCAGAAGCGCCAATGACACTGTTGACTTTCTTCAGGCTTGACGACGACGGAACGCTGTCGAAGGAAAGGACATATGTCGAGTCCTCCTTGAATAGCATGATGTTATCTTGATAGATAACTAAATCGATCAAGCGCTTTCCGTCGCCAGGCGAAATGTCAATGAACGTGGCGTCGCCGGTATTCCACGAGGACGGATCAGCAGTCAAAGAATACTGCAAACGAGCTGTATTCGACGTGGCAGTCGTTCCCGGAACAATCCACGCCCTTTCTTTGTAGATCAATGCCGAACTAGCGCCGGGCAGGGTAGAAAGAGTGGCATAGGTTGTTCCATCCCAAGTTGCTCCGCCAGCTGCGGCATTCGCTTTCGGAAAGAACCAGACCTTATTGTTGTACTGAACGGCAGTGTCCGAAGCAATAGACCCGAGTAATGTCCATGCTCCCCCGGTCGTTTGATAGACACCCTGGCCATTCGAGCCGATAATGTACTGAGTGCCATTCAACGTTGCCAGAAGCAATACTTTCATACAGCTCGTGGCAGAAGGGGGCGAAGCTTGATGCAATGAGATAGGGGGACGGCTCACAAGCGAACCGTCCAATCCTACTTCAAAGTTAATGCAGCTCGTCATTTCCGTGTCGGCAATGGCGCCCGGATCACTGAAGAGATTGATCCCACCGATGAATGGACCAAGCCGCAATTCCTGTCCAGGCATTAAAACCACCCCGGAAAGAATTCGACCTGATCCTCAGCCTTTACCGTTATGGAAGGGTAGACTTCTCGGGTAACCCAGTTGTCTCTTTCTTTGAGTTGGTTAACTCCGGTTTGGAATTGCTGTCGCTTTTGCTGACCGGCGCCGAAGTTCTCATCGAGTTCATAAGCCATTGACAGGCAATATTCAACGATGTGATTGTGATAGCCGTTAGGAAATTCGAGATTGTCAGTATCATTGACAACATCGACAGTATTACGAAGGTAATAAATCGTAAAGTTGGTTGGGTTACCATTAGAGACAGTGGAGCTTTGAGCCGGAACAGGAAAGACCGTAAGCTGCCCGTTCCAAACGTAATAGACAAGAGGGTCTCCCTGAGAATAATTGGCGGGATTAAGCAGGCCGTCAATGTATTCATCAAAGCCCTGCGGAGTCATTCCCTTCATGTGAAGGCCATTGAACTTTACCGACCTCAGCATCCGGCAATCGGTCGGCAGGTTATAAACCCCCACTCCAGCCTGAACGGGCGTCGTTGCAGTTTGCTGCAAGAGGTCATCATTCTGGTTGGCGATTTCTCGTTGAGCATCATTCACCCAACGGATAATGTCGGCGTCCTGAATCTGAATGCCAGCGTCGTCGCCGAATGCACGCTTAACGCGCGTCTTAACGTCCCCTAAGTTCACTGAAGTCTACCCCATTGTGCTTGTAATGGATTTTGGGGCTGCGCAATACCGAAGCCGCAATGAGCCCGGCCTCCATTCGTGCCTCCTGGGCTTCTTTCATTCTCAGTGCTTCGGTAGCCTTATTCAAGGCGTCTACCCGATTGAGGACATTACCTTGAGCATTATCAACACTGATAATGTGAGCCAGAAGACGCTCGTCAGCATCATCAAAAAAGCCAACAGTATAGGGCGTGCGGCCCGGCATTCGATGTACGACTGCCCAAGGCTTCGTATCCAGCGGCCCGCGAGAACCCGGGGGTATAAAGTGTAACTCCAGATACGGATCATATGCCCTCAACAGTTCGTCAATGCGACGATGCTTCTCAGTAATGGGCTCGTCCTTGAGTGGAACGTGAATGCTACCATTCTGGTCAAGAAGGATAGCCCCGTTGCCGTCCATTACGCCATCCTCGTGATCATAATGGTCGCCTTGTAAACGGAACTAGCCGAGGCATTCGACACTGCATTAACAGTGAAGTTATTGCCCCCCACCCCTTCAGCATAGAATGTATACGTTGACTGAGTGTTCGCAACATTCGCGACTGGACAAGCTCCAGTGCCGACAGTGCCACCATTATTCTCAAACTTAAAGTTGTCGATAGCCGTAGACTCTGCGGTCGCGCCAAAGCCAACAATGACATCGCACCTGTAATAGCCAGTCGAGGGAATGGTCACTGTGACAATGGCAGTACCGGCAGTCGGGGCCGTCGCGGTTGCGGAATTCGACTTGGTCGAAGACTGTAATGCCGCCTGCGCGGACATTGTGACAAGACCCTGGCCCATTGTCACAGCAAGGTTATTGTCAGTAGCAGGAACGGCAGCCAGATAATAGGCGCGCTCAAGGTCACCAATGGATACACTAGGCGGTGCAGTCATTGCAAATCCCTCCCGGGGAAAAAGAAAAGCCCAGCCCAGAGTTCTGGACTGGGCTTTTCGTTTGACATTATTCAGGCGGAAGAACGAGGGCCTTTACCGCCCACATCACGCATTCCTCAAACTTAGTCTCAGCGAGCGAGAATTCTCGCAGGTTCACCGGAATTGGAGTGCTATTCCGCGCATCCTCCAGTGCATCAGCGAAAGCCAATGCAGCTCGGCGCAGCTTGACAATTTCACGAACATTCTTTTCGCTCGGCGCATGGTGCTCAATGCTCCGGCGCATCTTTTCACTCGCCACTAGCCCTCCGTAATGTCGCCGATCAGACCCTGGGAATTCCTCTGGTGACAACCCAGCTGCATGTACTTGTAGACCGTCGCGTCATAGGCGTCAAAGCCGATAACGCGAATGAAACGGCTGCCGTCACGGTCCATGAATGCCCAGTCCTGCGGCCGATAGACCGTGATCTGGTTCTCATTCAGGTAGTACATTGTATTCGGGTTGCAGTCAATGTCAGCCATGACGGGAATGTCGCCACGGTCAGTCGTGAATGCGAGCCCGGAAAAGCCACCCTCGAACTCTTGCGTATTCGTATAGCGGCGCTGCTGGACAAGCAGGTTGAAATACGCGCGACGAACGCCAAGAGTGGTCCAGATGACAGTCGTGTCACCACCCTTTGTGTAGATGTCGTCAGCCTGCTTAATCATCAGACCTTCGGAAAGCGCGCGCTGCGTTCCGCCATTCGTGTTAGTCACGGAAGCCCAAACCGGAGTCGTTGCCGGGTCAATCCCGTAAAGGGCACCCGTTGCAGCGACAATGTTCTGAAGGCCCGTGATTTCACGGGTGACGTTGCCAGTCCTGACAATGATATCACCCGCAACGCCGGAGATAGCCGCACCATCGAATGTAATCGAGGTGTTCGGCGAGATAGCCGTAATGTTGCGGCCAGTCGCCTTCTGCGTGACACCCGTGGAGTCGTAGATGTCAATGACCATTCCAATTTCCACGTACGGCATTGTCAATGTCGTCGGGAAAGTGTTCGTGGTGGTATAGGTACCGCTCGCAGTGGCCAATGTACCAAGCGACGTTCCGAAGATCTGACGGTTGAGGTCACGCTTCAGGTCAGTCTGAATGCCATTGATTTCCTGGTCCAGAACAGAGGCGAAAGCCTGCTCATTCGTCTGGGCCAGTTCGAATGTCTGACCGGAAAGCCGAACCGAACCGTAGAGATAAGCCAGGGAAACCTGGGCCGCAGCATAGCTCTGGTTCTGCGCCGTCGGGAGAGCTTCCATTTCGAGACGGGCACCGACACCATTGTTACGCTTGATGTGCGTAGCGAACTTGACGTACTTACCGCCGACAGTCGATTCGATATTCTCGGCCGACTGGTCCATTCGCTTCGTGATTCGGTTGTAGTTAGCTAACTGCTCCCGAATTTTCGGCTCGTAGATTTCCTTAAGAATGTTGTTAGCGGTGGTCATTGTAGCGACCATTGAAATCACCCTTGCTGGTTGGCTGCTTTCATCATGTTAGCCACCAGAGAGAGAGTGTCTTTCTTGCTCAGGCCCGCAGGATTGATCTGCTGGGAAGGCAATGCGCCCGCGCCGCTAATGACATTTGGGGCCTGGGGTCGGTTATGCGACGCCAGAATCTCATTGCGTGCGTTAATGAACTGCTGGGCTGCCTGATCCGCAGTCATTCCATTCTGCATGTAAGCCAGAACGTATTGTTCATCAAAATCTCCATGCTTTGCGCGAGCCGCAGCCAGTTCAGAATCCAATGCCGCGTCGGCTTTGGCATTCTCGGCTGTCTGATTCTGCGCGAGCATGATCTGCGCCATTGTCTCCACGGTTTGCTGGAGACGCGCAATCTCAGGGTTGAATTGTCCACCCTGGCCAAGTTCATATTCAGCAGCACTCTCGCCCTGCTGGTTTTGCGCATTCTGCTGGCCCTGCGGCGCATTCTGCTGGGAGGCAGTTACGGCTGCATTCGCTACGTTGTAGCCATACGTCTCGGCGAGAATGTCATACACTCGTCGCGGGTCCGTATTGATTGCGTCGTAAATGCCATAAGCCTGTTCCAGGACATCGCGGGAAACGCCCGCCTCCTTGAATGGCTTGTAGTCAGCATACTCACCGTGTACCGCTTCAATGCGCGAGTTAACGCCCTTATCCCATTCACGGAGATGGGGCTTAACCATTTCGTGCATGCCTTCAGGAATGGCCGAGAGGAAATCACCCCACGCCGGGTTATCCGGTTCAGGAGTAGTGGCTTCCTGGGGAGTGACATTCTCGGCTGCCATCTCAGACATCTTTCACCTTCTAAAACCGCGAGCTGTTCCACTACCGCAAGGGTGTCGGTCCTGGCTCTAATGAATAGATTAACTAGCTTGTCAACTCGCGTCGCCGCCGCCACCACTATCTCCGGTACCGGCAATGTCCGCGCTTGCATCGTCAGAAGTTCCTGAATCAGACTGGATAGGATTCCTAGACTGAGTCGCGAGCTTCTTATTCCTGCCCTTGGTCGTGTTCTTCTGCATTCGCCGACTGATGGCGCCCTTTCTATCCGAGGACGCCATTTCCACTGTCGGATGGTTCACTGTGTCGCGGTTATTCCGGTGCTGAATAAGCGACTCTCGAATACGTTCTAATTCTGGCTCGATAGCATCACGCTTAGCCTGGAGAGCCCCCTTAACCTTTCGGTTGACGTCCCCATCGGCTTTCTCGCGAAGCTTTGAAGCGGAGCTTTCGACGCTCATATTCCCTCGAATGAGGTCCGGTTATCGTTTATCTCGTTGGAAAGCTTTCCGGCGTCCATCGCAGAACGCTTCGTAGTTTTCATTCGCCTCGCAATAGCGGAGCTTCGTGGGGTGATGGATTTTGCAGTATTCGCAAGGATCGGGATCCCCGGACTTGCTTGCGCAACTGCTGCATTCCCTGGTCCCATTCCTAGAGCCCCTTAAGCTCCGTGCCCCGAGAAGGATTGCCATTGAGCCGCCGAGAAATAGCAGCACTGCGAGCGCCAGTAGGCTTTTCAAGTCCCCGGATGCTCGCGCCTCTTCCTCCTCCCCCAAACTTTGGGGCATGCCCGCCTCCTAATCCAGCACCGCCAGTAATGGCCTTCATGATAGCGCTCGCCATAGGGTTACCGGTACTCTCGGCAGCCCCATTCAGGTTGAGAGAGGGTCGCGGCATTCCACTTGCCCCACCAAGACCCGGCGGCAATGTCGGATTGGCACTGATGCCCATTCCCACACGGTTAGCGGTAACGGCTGCGCCCAAGCCGGGAGTTGCACTAGCCCTAGACATTCTCTTCACCTACCCCATAACCATTGTTATTCGGCTCAATAACCGGACTCTTGGTTTGTGCCGTTGTCGCCAGGTCCCGGAGGCGTTGCGGAGTTGCTTTTGGATGACCCCTTGGAGAGTCGGCGCGCAATGGCGGCATTCTTTGGGGCGTTATTGTTGTTCCCAGATCCTGGAGTTTTCGCGCCTCCTGAAGCAAGCTTTCCGGCAACCGTCCCACCGGTGTCTCGCTTCTTTGCGGCGGCTGCTTGGATAGCTGCGAATCCATTGTTATCAGCCATTCTAGATAATCCCCGCATCCTGCTTAAGCTTGGCAGCATAGACAAGGTCATTCAGGGTGTAAACATTCAGAACTGCCTGAGTATAGCCCTGGCCAAGGAGATAGGTCTCCAGTGAGGTCCGGTCATTGTAGGTAGCCGGGGTGGAAAGCTTGGTTGCATTCGCGACATGTCCAGCTGCTGTCGCACGAGTCCGAACAGGTCCGAGGAAAGGATTCATTTCCTCGACTTGCCCTTGCTTTGCGGTCATTCTAAGCCGCCTCCATTTGCGTCAAAGGATTTTGCGTCAATCCGGCTCCCTGAATGGCACCACCCGGAGGCGCGCTTTGCTGTTCTCCGGGGGCTTCCATTCCTGGAGGGGCCGGGGCTGGCATCTGCTGTGCTTGCAATGCCCTTTGGTGCATTGAAACATGCTCCTCAAAGAGCTGCTTAACCTCAGGGTCGAGGTTTTCGAATTGCTGGCTCTTTCGGAACTTATTGTGAGCGTCAATGTGAACCGCATGGTTATCCCAGGTGTTAACCGGCACAATGGGCGGCGGATTGCCACCCGGGGGCAATGGCTGCTGTGTGTTCGGGTCGTAAAGCCCGACCGGCTGCATTGTATTCGGGTCACGCGCAACGAATGTCTGGAGATAGTTGCTCAGATTGTCCTGAGTGACTGCCGCCATCTTGAGGTTTTCTCGGCGAGCCTGCGCAATGTCGATCTGGATCTCTTCGTAAAGCCTCTGGACCCCGCCCATTTCCATGAGCTCCAATCCCTTTTGGGGATCGACAAAGCCCAGTTTCATGAGGTCCATGATAAGTGACTGTTTTGCAGCCTTACTCATCGGCAATGCAGAGCCAGCTTCGACAATGAGGTCGCTATTCCCGCGAAGGTCGCTCCCCAGCAATGTCTGAACATCAAAGGTGCCGTCCGCGCCGACTATCTTAACCGTGCGCGCCGTGTCCCAATACTGGTTAACGTAGGAAAGCACCTTGAACCCGACGTCCTCGATAGCCTCTTCGAGATTGTCGAATGCCGTTGCACGCATAGAGTCGTCCTGCTCTTGCAGGTACGAGATAGCCGTGGCCGATGTCACTCCCGGGGGAACCTGCCCCTTGGAAATATCATGCTGTCCAGAGATATCTTGGAAGTCTTCCTTAATGACATTCAGTTCGTTGATGACATAGGTCGGGAGCGGGGTTAACGGGATAGGCTGCGGGGGTGTGAACCCTGGCGTATAGAGAATGACCTGACCCGGCTCCGTAGTTATCATCGCTGGTTCAATACTACCGCGAGGCGCAATGATCTGAGGCTTTGCCATCCTATTCTTGGCCTCAATGATCTGACCGCGCGTGCGGTTGTATTCCCGCTGCAAAGGAATGAGGTCAGTGACCATTCCCTCACCATAATGGCGACCAGTCGAGATGTAATCTACCTTAGTAAAGGGAAAGCGGTTGTGCTGGTACGGCCAGCCTTCCCATGCCTGGATTATCTGGCCACCCACGACGGTAAGCATTCCTCCCTTGGGAAGAAGCTTGCTCGTTCCTGGCTTAACCCATACGTCAAGACAGAGGACATTAGCACGTTTGGCGTCAACGGACCCGATAAGGTTAAGAAACGAGTCGGAAATGATATCGGCAGCCGCTGCGGTATCGGGCACGATATTAATATCCCCAATGAGTGGCCCATACTTAAGCTTTGCCGCTTCGAGATCCATTGCGGAGACGTGAATGACATAGGGCTGCGCCTCCAATTCCTCAGCCATGAGGTCGGGAACAAGCAAATGGAATGGCGTCAAGACGTCAAAACACATGTCGCCTTGCTGGTCGCTATCCCGATCAACCTCATTCATGTCCCAGTAGCACTGAATGTAGGACGTCCCGGTAATGACGCTCCAGAATGCAGCGCGACGAATGACCGTCCGCAACTTCTTCCGGCGATAGATGCTTTCCCAGACCTGCTCCCCCGCTTGCGCGGCAAAGAGATCTCGGTCATCAGACGATGCAGGGATAATGGACACCGAAGGCTTTGTGGAAGTCAGTACTGCAACCTCTTTCCGCACTGCGGGCCGGATCATGTTTGTTACTGGCCGGGCACGATAATACGGTGCCGGAGGGACATATAACCGCGTTCCCGCTCCGCCCGCACCAGCAGTAGAACCAACAGGAAGGTACATTGCATTTTGCTGGCCAAAAAAGAATGCAAGGGCAAGGTACCATTTCCGTTCCTCCTTTGCGCGGGCAGAGCGGCACTTTGTGTACTGCTGCATTACCCAGCTCAGGTACTTCACATGCATATCGCCATCACGGCGAAGCTTTCCAAGCAAGTCATTCGTGTTATTGATGTGGCTGTCATTCGCTTTCGGCGGAGGAGTCGGGTTCATTGCGCCCGGCTTGCTGATCTCCAGCGGCATAATGCTCATTCGCTATCCTCCCTTCCGTCATTCTGCCCTCCCCCGATGAGGTCGCTAATCATCTGATTAACTTCGGGATCAGTCTCTTCGTCGAAAATGGTCTCACCGTACCCCGGGTGACCGAAAGCCTGCATTCGCAGTGCTTCCGAAACGTCATCGCGAGGAATGTACTCAGACGAGCTCGTCAAGAATGGAGCCGCCGGAACGACGCTTTGCACTGGCTGGCTTTCCAGATTCTGCTGTGTCACTTGCTGCATTCCCACGAACATCGGAAAGTCCTTTGCCGTCATCAGGTTCAGCATTGTCTGGACCCTCCGACTTTCCACTTTCCACAACGTTTCCAGGAATGTCCTGTGCTTGCTTTGCTCCTTCGCTGTTACCAGCAATGTCAGGACGCACAGGCTTAAAACAGCGATGATCAGAAAGCAAAGAGACAGCTGTACGGAGGGCGTCATTCTCGACCTTCAATCCCATGTTTTCTATTTCAGCTTCAACGCCAGCGTCCGCAACATGAGTGTATTGCTGCGGAGAGAGAAAGCCCAGGGCCTGAGCCACCTCGATAAAACAGATTGAGCAAATATAAACAACCCCATACCAATCGAGGTCTAAGCCAGTGTCAATGAACTGGCGCTTTCCATCCTCATTGTGCCCGATTCCGCAGAATGAGCATTTACTTGGAAGGCTGTACGGCTGATCCAGAATCCTGAACCGGCTGCTCGTCGGCACTCGTATTGTCAGTGCTTCCATCCGGGGTGTCGTCATCTTCCTTCTCCAAAGTAATGGCCGGGTCTTCCTCACCGAAAAAGTCTGCGAGGACTATCTCGGCCGTACGCGCAACGGCATTCCGCTGGCCCACTCCTGCGGCGCTCGCCAGCTTCCTTTCCACGATGGCTTTGAACTCGTCCATTACCGCCATCTTGTCGATAGCACCAGGACCATTGAACAAGGCGTTGTGCATATCCTGGATGGAAAGCTGGTGATAGGTCCCGCAATGCGTGCACGGGAACCACCACGGCAGGAGATTGCGCGCGAATGTAATGTCTTCGGGATGACTACCGACGTAATGGATAGCTTCCCGGACCCGGTTACGAATGTAATCCAGGTCTCCCAGGTGGAAACCCGTCGCGTTGAAGGTATTGCAGTTCGGAGACGTCTGTCCGTCGCTCATTCTTCCTCCTCTAATGAATGATGGTATGTTGTGCGTCAAATGAGCCCGAATTCATCGGGGACCCACTCGGTCCTATCACGTACCGGGTTAATAACCCATTGCGCGCCCTCTGCTTGACCCTTTTCCTTCATGAGGCCTTCGTCATAGCGAGGCTGGTCTATCGGCTGACCTTTCGGGCTGCCCGCGAATTGAGCTTTCCAGGAGTCATCAGCCTTGAGGCTTTCCGGCGACGGTCCAAGGTCCGGCATCATAGTAAAGAAGTAGCGCGCGCTATCCGGGGCGTGGTCATCTTTCTTATGGATAGCATCCATTTTGTTATGCTGGTTAGCTACCTTCTTCGAGGTATAGCTTTTCCAGCGAAGCCGCGCGAGCTCCTTTATCAGGTACATGCAGTTGCCGTAGATAATCCACTTCGGCGGCTTGCCATTCACTTCGCGCAGGTACTGGTTCATTCGCGAGATACCAGACGCAACGTCATTGTTCCCCAACGTGAAAGGAAGCCCCTGGATCTGGTATTCCTGCTGAACGCTGGTACCAGTAGTCTCCTTACGCTGTCCACACGCGGGGTCGCAGACATAGATGTCAGGCTTAAAGCCATGCGCCGCATTCATTCCATGGATCTTGTCCGCGTGCTGCTGGACTGTCCATTCTCGCTGGTAATGCTCCGCAAACGTAATGACATCGTTATTAGCATTAACTGCGTGCCAGAGAACAGCTGTGGGGTTATTATACCCGGAGTCGAGAGAACAAAAGACTCGCCATCCTGGCTTCTTGAATTCGCTGATCGGAATGTATCCGGCATCGCCTTCATACTTTACGTGCACCTGTGGATTGAATGTCTTGAAAACCAGCCCGCCCATCTGGACGAACTTTCCTTCACCGCGAGCTTTCCGCTCGTCGGGAGTAAGGCCGCTCAGGTAAAGCTGAACCTCATTCTTATTCAGGTGAGGATTCTCCGCCATGTGCGCTTCAATGACGGTGATATGGCTTTCCTTCTGACCCTTCGCGACTGCGCCCTCGGTCCCTGGAATATAGATGCGGTCATAGATCCAGGTCATTCCTTCGACCGGGGTCATTGTCATCCACCACGGACCGCCCGTGTCAATGAGACGCGCAATGCATTCGTCGTAGATAGGCTCTGGCGGTTCCTCGTCAAAGTGAATGAAGTCTCGCGACGTTCCGGCGAACTTATCCACGTCCTGGTCATAGGACATGAATTCGACCGTCGAACCATTCTTGTACGTCAGAACCTTCAGCTTTTTGTTGTAGGCTTTATCCCAAGCTCCGCCGTAAAGCTCGGATGCTGGTGTCCAGCGAGCGTATTCAGGCAGGAGAATCTTTTCAATGCCGTTGGGGTAATCGACGCCAACAACTCGGCCGCGAATTGGTCTTTCAGGTGTAGCAATGAAGGGTGGCTTAGCTGTCGGATGCTTTCCAGTGAGTCGCCAAATTCCTTCAACCACACCCGCCGTCGTCTTTCCGCTTCGGTTACCGCCAATGTATAAGCGGCCTTTCGTTCCCGATCCATGGAATAGTCCTTGCTTCTTATGCGGAACATAGCCAAGAACATTCGGCCTGACTGCCGCAGTACGGAGCCCCGTAATGACTTGTGTGAGCATGTCGTCGGTAGAGACGACCTTTGGATTAACCATTAGCTTGTCGATTCATAGACAATTGTAAACCCGAAGAGGTTGTTACTATTCGCTGCCCAAGTTACAGGAGTATTCGACTGCCAGCTATTCGCTACAGCATGCGAAACAATAAACACATGGTTCGCGTCATTGAAGCAGACAACACCCGTAAAGTTGGCATTACCACCCTGGAATGCATGGCACGACCCCAAAGCTGGTCCCATTGTATTCGGGCCAGGCAGAACAGCCGGGAATGGCAGAGCGAATAGCCAGCCACCCGTGCCAAAGGTGGTGTCAGATCCGGCGACAAGAGTAAAGCGGTATTCTACCCTCGTACCTATCTTGCAATACTTTCCCTCAATCACTCCATGAGTGCCAATGGCAGGGTTAGTAGTGGCAGCAGTCCAGCTAGCATTCGCACCACTCCAGACAACCCATTGCCCGAGGTTCTTTGACGACACTCCATCATGAATATGGTCACCGGGCGACGCTTGGTTATGCCGTGGCCCGAGAGTGTGATGCTGCGCTAACTGTGACGAGTCGCGATCGCTATTCGCGTGAAGTGCATTGACTTGGTCGGGTGGAAAGCGGGTACGAGGAAACGGCATTGGGTCATCGAGCTCGTACTCATTCTCAGGCTGTCCGTCTCGCAGGCCGTGGCTAGTCAGGTAGTCGCTGTAATAGTCCGCCTTGTGACCGTCTCCAAGGTCTTCCTCTGTGGCCATTAGTTTGCCGTCCCAGGCGCGCCCATGTCATAGAGAGAGACAATGGAACCAATGCTGTCAGCACTGCGGCCGATAGTCCTATTCGAGGGCGGGAAGTCGGCTGCATTTAGATCCATTACTGAGCGAAAGTAGCAAGTGCTCGTTCCGGAGCCACCTGGCGTATTGAAGTACATTACCTTGTAGTACGGAATGCGCTGGTTGAACTCCGCATCGGAAATGTACTTGTACGCGACATGGATAGCAGACCCATTCCCGAGACCGGGATTGCTGCCTACCCCAAAGTTGGTCCAAAGGCCGACATTGTATTGGAATGCTGTGTTGTTGAATGAACCGGTATTCCAGATCCAACCCTGCTCGATAATCTTATACGTCTTGCCATTGTTCACGGTAAAGTTATAGTCATGCAACGACACTTGCTGATGACCTGTGCCATTACTCAAGGTAATGGTGTGGGCCGCAGTGTCCGTCACCGACGTGACATAGCCGGAACTGGAAGCCTTTCCACTCCCGCCCAGAAGATGCCAGAAACCCGTGTCAGACCAGCGGCGAATATTCTGGGTGTCGGTTTCATAAATCCATCGACCATTCCAGGGATTAGCTGGACGAGTTGTGCTCGTGCATGGCGTGATCGAAGTAATGGTATCGAAGAGTCCAGCATTCTTGGTGACGATAGACGCATCGACAAAGTCAGTGTCACCCATTAACGTTGCGCCGACAAGCGGCGAAAGGCTATTCATACTCGCTCCACGTAAAGCAAAGAGTTGCTTGCAGAAAAGCCGGAAGCATTCGCATTGAATGTCCCGTCAACCTCAAAGCTCCACCCAACAGACAGTGTATTGCTGCCAGCTGGCGCATTCGCGGTGCCAGTATTGAAAATACTATCCATCGCGAAGTCTATCGCGGCAGTCGTTGGGTTGTAGACAATGTCACTCCAGGCGTCAGCGTAGCGACTTCCCAGAACTGCCGTTGCCGTTGTCACTGCGCCAGTCAGACTGAAATGGGTATTGATCTTTCCATTCTGAGTTGGCGCAATGTTTGAGCCTTTCGTGGACGTGTAAGTGAATGTTCCTTCAACGTGAAGCTTGTAGTTAACATTCGCCTCGAACGTCAAACCATTCAGCTGCGCGATCATGTATTTCGTGCCAGTCGCTGCAATGGTTGTCGGGTTGGCTGTTGTATTTGAGCCCAGGAATAGATAGTCGTTGGGCAGAATGGTTATCCACGCATTCGCGACAGTGTCCCAGATAGCATGACGGTTAATGTCGGTCTGGTAAATCCACTGAGTGGAATATGGCGAAGCTGGCTTTGTCGAGCTCGTGCAAAGTGTCGGCCCGATAGCCGGATCAATGTTCGTCCACGTCGTCGCGAATGCCGGAGGATTGACATTCATCGGGTCGCCATTCACCGGCTCAGGCAAACCAAGCCTTGGTGTCGTCGTCATGCCATCCCCAATGCTTCAATCCTCAGGTTCATGGAATAGACAGAGCTACCGACATTCCCATTACTGAAGAAGGTCGGCTGCCAGTTGGGGTCGGTCTTTGTCGCAGACATGTAAGCAGCAAAGCCAACAGTAGTATTGCTGCCGACGTCCGGATTATAGAACAGCTCACAGTAATGCGACACACCAGTTACCTGATAGTTGCCAACATTCTTATCGCTCGTCACGATAGGTGCAGAAAGCCGAACCACTCCAGGCGTTGTCGGAGTAGGCTGCGTGGCGCTATTCGGGTCGATGAAAAGGTTTAGCTTTCCTTTGAACCCGAGTGACGGTCCCGGCTGGCCAGAAGTAAAACCACCATTCCAGTATTGGTTAACCTCACACTGAAAGCGGTATGCCGTCCCCGGAACAAGTGAGAGCGCGGCAATGCCATCCATCGGCCCCGACGCGAAAACCTCAGTGCTGCTTGTCACTGGAATGCTTTGCACTGAAGAAACAGACACACCAGTCTGACTGTAAAGCTGCTTCTTGTACGCGAATGCCCCGAGATTGGCCCAGCCGCTCGCGGTCATTACATAGTTCTGGCGCGATATTCCAGGGTTCAATCCAGACGGCGTACCATTGTTGATGGTTTGAATACGACCGTTATAGTTACCCGTCACCGGCAGAGCATTGAAGCGCTGAGACGGCAGCTCTTTCTCATAGACGCCGGTAACATTGTTGTCGTAGTAAAGAGTTTCGTCAGCCATGTCCCCGACAGCGGGAATGAGAAAGCCGACGCGAGTTGTTGAACTCACTGTTCTATCTCTCCTTGGACGACTCCGGTAATGCTGCCCGTCGCCTGCTGAATATCAGCCGCAATAGCTTGCAGAACTTTCGGGTCCTGAACATGCTTTTGCACCGCTTCAATGACATGCACGAGCATTGCCTGAACATTCACGTCCTGGCGCGATCCTGGCGTATGCCGTCCCGTGATTTCATAGAACAGCTTAATCGCTGTAGTATCGCCATTCGAGGCCGCGTCAATCAATGCCAGGTGCACGTCGGGAATGGCTGCACCGAGAGCTTCCTCGCTGCGTTCGCGGAGATAAGCATTGAAGCTCGGATTCTTTTTCCAGTTCCCGAATGTCGCTGCGCTCACACTAAAGTCTTGCAGCTTCTTTGTCAGCGAGCGCTTGTCAGCAAGGTTGAGAATGCTATTCGCGACAGCCAGTTGTTCGGGAGTGAGCCATTCACGATTCGAAAGGTTGTAACCCTTCGCGTTCAGCTTTACCGCAGCAATTTGCAGCCGGTTCTTTAAGTCAGTCTTGGGAATGCGCGGAAACTCAACCTTCAGTCGGTCAAGACTCGGCAATGAGTCCATCTGATTGAAGTAGAACTCCACGAATGCATTAAGCTCGGCCGCATCCTTTGCGCGAATCTCGTCGGGGGTGAGATCATTCTCGATCGCTTTCTCGATCTCACCCATTCGCGGAATGCTACTTCTTTGCGCCGACATGGTTACTCTGCCAAATCCTTTGCGCGAAACTTTGCGCCTGCTCATCGGACATTACGTGAGCCTCGATGAGGGCTTCGAGGACTTGCTTAGGAATCTGTCGCTGCTCGCCCTTTTCCAGCGCATACAATGCTGCCGGGTGAATGCAGAATGCTTTGCACCATCCCATGCTGCTCATTGTCGGCCAGTTATGCAACCGCCAGCGACGGAAAGTTAATTCTCCGCGCGGCATCTGCCAGACGCCATCAATGGGGCGAGGCGCACTCCTGCGAAGCAGCTTCTGGAATGTTCGATATCCGGCTTGCCACCCACGAGGAAGCCCCAGCTCTTTCTCGTAGTACTGAACAACCTTATTCGGCACCCTGTCGAAGATAGCTTGTTCCAGGCGAATGATGTCTGTTGCATTCTCAAGGCCCAGAGCGCGCGCAATGTCAGTCTGGCGACGGCCCCGAAGGTTCCTCGCGGCGGTGAACGGGTTCAGGTGCCGCATTGTCGGGTCAGGCTCATTCTGCCAGCCAATCCCCTTTAAGCTTTCCTCTTCCACAATGACTCCACATGTGTTGACCTGCGGTTTTGCAACTCTTGCGAACTTACTTACGAGTATTACATTGCCCTGACCTGCAAGTCTTGCGACTTTTGCACGATCTCTGATACTCTTTGAGGGCAAAAGAAAAGGCCGCCCTCGCAATGCACTGCGCGACAATGTCCCGTCCACACCACGGGGCATTCATTCACGAACAGATTCATTGCGAGAGGCGGCCTTTGTCATTTCGGGATTTTCAGGCGGTCTACCTAGCTATCTGTTCCCGGAATGGTTGCGCGTTGCACCACCAATGCTTCGCGCGATCACCTATCTACAAACAACGATACATGACATGTCTATTCACGGTAGTGGCTGGAACTCCTTTCCCAAAAAATTCTCTCGGCGACGATGGTACCGAAA